CAGTATGTAGGAATCCGTGATATTGTCCGCGGCTTCCGCTGGCAGGGCCATGGCCTGCGCAAACAGTTCGCTGGCCCTGTCAAGTTCCTCATCTGTCATCTCCACGAAGGAGGCCACGTACCCTGCTCCCTGTGGTCCCATGTCTGCCAGGTATTTCAGCAGCCCCTGGTTGATGCCCCTCTCTGCCAGCACCCCCAGGTTCTCCGACCAGGCCGTCACCCCGTCCACCTGGCTCTGCATGTTCTCCAACAGCTTCTTCGTGGACATCTTCGCCTTGCCGTCAAACTGGGCGAACAGATCCATCTGCCCTGCCACCAGTTCCGACAGATCCCCGTACATCTCCCCGATGGCGTCCACAGCTTCCTGTGCCATTGCGTCAATGTCCTCCCCTGCGTCCGCTGCAGCATCCCCCAGGTCCTCCATTCCTTCCGCGGCAGCGGCCAGTGGCTCGGTATTGGAAATGTATTCACTTGTTTCCTTGTATTCCTGCTCCAGGGCAGCTATGGTTGCCTCGGTCTGTGCTATCTGTTCCTCCAGCTGGTGGCAGGACACCTGGGCCTCCATGTTTGCCGCGGCTCCATATATTGCCGCCTCCCCTGCCGTATACAGCCCGTCCGTCAGCGCCGTCCCGATTACTCCCCCCAGCTTTTCCTCCGATTCTGCCAGTTTGTCCGTCTCTGCCCGTAGCTGTTTCTTCAATTCCTTCAGACGTTTTTCTGCTTCGTACTGTTCTTCTGCAATCCTTTTTTGGTCTTCCCTGGCCGCTTCCACCCTTCCCAGGGCCATCATGGCCTCCACGTTGTCCATGAGTGCTGCCGTTGACCTGTCCAGTTCCCCTGTCTGCTCGTCAATCCGCAGGTTCAGTTCCGGCATGGCCTGGTTCAGCTGGTCCACGATGATTCTCATGCGGGACTGCTCCTCTGCCGTCAGCAAGGTCTTCGACTGCAGGATGTCCAGTTCCTCCACGAGTTTCCGGCAGGTATCCGCTTCCGTCTCCATGTCCTTCCTGGAGGCCTTCCTTTCCTCCGATGCGGATGCGTATTCCTCGTTCAGGCTCCTTGCGGCTTCCAGCTGCACGGTGGTTGCCTCCGTCACCTCGTCCATGGCTTTCCCTGTCGTTTCCGCATATACAATCGCGGCAGCCGACAGCCCTGCCAGGGCAGTCACGAGAAGCCCTGCCGGGTTCGCATTCATGGCTCCATTCAGCAGCCACTGTGCCACCGTTGCATTCTCGTTTGCGGTTTTGTATGTGTTCCATGCCGTTGTCACCGCCTCCACGGCAGGGGCCACCACCTTCATCTCCAGGTTGGCTGCCGCTATCCCGGAAATCCCGGCCACGATCATGTCCGAATGGTCCAGGATCCAGGACAGCCCGTCTATGAGTACCGGCAGGTCCTCCTCCCCGATGCCGATCACGTTTTCCAGGAATCCTTCCATGGATTTTGACAGGCGCCTTAAGGATACCCCCAGGTCCCCGCTGTCTATGCTCTTCTGGAGGCGTCCCACGGCCCCTGTGGCCGCGTCCACGGATCCTTTCATGCCTTCTTCAAATATCTCGTAGGCAGAGATCCCCAGTCCCTCCAGGGCAGACTTCAGTATCGTCACCTTTCCCTTCAGGTTGTCGTTCAGCGTTTTGGCCATCTCCCTGGCCGCCCCGGAACCGCCCTCGATCTCCCTGCTCAGCGTGTCAAATTCCTCACCCGTCCCCTTCAGCAGGTAGTTTACCGCTGCAATGTCCGTCTTGTTGAAGATCCTGCTGATGATCCGGGTCTTCTCCGTGGAGGACATGCCTTCCATGGCCGCGTCCAGGTCCGTCATGATGCTGTTTAGGTCCCTCATGTCCCCGTTGCTGTCAGACACCTTCAGTCTCAGTTCCTCTATGGCATCTGCCGCCACGTCCGTGGGCGCCGCCAGGGAGAGGATGATGTTTCGGAGCTTCGTTCCCCCTTCTGCCCCCTTGATCCCGTTGTTTGCCAGGATCCCCAGTTCCGTGTTCATGGTGGTGATGCTCTGTCCTGCCATCTCCACGGTCCCCGCACATACCAGGGTCGCCTCCCCAAGCTGTGCAATGCTGGTATTGGACTTCTGGCTGGTCCTCGCCATCTGGTCTATGTACATGTCCAGGTCTTCCGTCCCCATGGCCAGGGCCGCCATGCTGTCCGTCACCAGGTCAGAGGCATATGCAAGGTCCATCCCCCCGGCTGCCGCCAGGTCCAGGACCTTCGGCAGTGTCTTCACGGACTTTTCCGCACTGTATCCCGCCAGCGCCAGGTAGTTCATGGCCTCTGCGGATTCCGATGCGGAGAACATGGTGCTCTTCCCGCATTCCTTTGCCACCGCGGACATCATCTCGTAGGAACGGCTTCCCTCCCGGATCTCATCCACCGTGATCCCCATGGTGGCAGCCACCTGGGACATGGATGCCTCGAAGCTGCTTCCCGTGTCCACCGCGGATGTGGCAATCTTCCCTATGCCATCTGCCAGTACCCGGATCCCGTCCCGGATGGCCCCGGACAGCAGTTCTGCTTTCAGCACGTCCCCGAACACGGACGTCTCCCGGGCTGCCTCCTCCACCCGGTTCCCGAACTGGTCGATGGATTTTGCGCAGCCGTCAGAGGATTGCCTGGCCTCCTCCAGGTATTTCCCCGTCTCCTCCAGTTCCCTGGCCAGGTCCTGCTGCCCTGCGGATACCATGTTCAGCGCCGCCTGGTAGTAGGACACCTTCCGGGATGCCTTGTCGTACCCTGCACTGGCTGTCTCCACCTGGCCCTTCAGTTCCGTGACGGCCTTCTCCTGCTCCCCCAGGGCCTCCGTGCTGCCTTCTGCCCCCTCCTTCATGGCTGCCAGTTCCTTCTCGGCTGCTGCCAGGGACTCCTTCAGCTCCTTCGTCTTCCGGGCTGCCTCTTCCTGCTGCTTCCCCCAGTCCGCTATGGCCTTCCTGTAGATTTCTGCCTGCTCGGACTGCTTCCCGATCATCTTCGTCAGGATCCCGCATTTTTCCTCCAGGGCTGCCACCGAATTCCTGCTGTCCCGGAAGGTGGACTGGCTCAGTTCTATCTCGGAACGCAGTTCCTTCTGGGATGCCGTTATGTTTTTAAGGGCCTTCCTGTATTCGCCCTCGCCTTCCAGCACGATCTTCCCGCCGATTGTCGCCTTGCTGCCCATGTCTGTTCCTCCTGTCCGTGAAGGACACTGTTCCCGCATCCTTCCATGCTGTGCTCCGTGATTTCCTACATGTCGTCCAGGGAAGCTCCCCGCACTTCCCCCGGCCCGTCCTGTACCTGGTACAGTCCCCTCCTCACCTCAAAGTTATGCTGCCGCATGTGGCACTGGTACAGGTCACTCCATTCCCCGAAGTACAGCCACCCTGCCTCCCTCCTGGTAAACCCCAGTTTTGCCATTGCCGTGTAATACAGCCAGGGAAAGTCCACGGCTGTGTCCTTTCCCCCTCCTTCCCTGGCTGCTATTTTTTTTGCACAAAACACCTCTTGAATTCCTCGTGTATGATCCCTGCCAGCAGGTCGTAGGCAATGCAGCACCTGGATATGACCTCCATGTCACTGACCGGCTCATAAAGCTTCCCGGTTTCTGCCGCCTCAATGGCAAGGCCCTCGTTTACCATGGCCGGGAGCACCATGCGTATGGCCTTCACGGATGGTTCCCCCCTGTACAGGGTGCCGTCCTCCCCCTGGTACAGGCCCATTAGTTCCCGCTCGAACCTGCTTATGGACCCGTATCCCTCCTGTATGGCCTCCAGGACGTTAAGGTCTATCTTCACCGGGTATGTCCTGTCCCCCACCAGTATCCTCCCTAGTTTCCGCATGTCCCTCCTTCCGCTGTGCTGCCACAGCAGGGGCAGGCTGCATGTCCTGCCCCGCATCCTGTCCCTATTCCGTTTCCAGGAAATACTCCTCCGTCATCACGTCCGAATCCTCCGCGCCTTCCTTGTATGCCACTGCCCGCAGCCCTGCCGTGGCAGAAATGCTGACCGGCCCGGAATATGTCTGGCCGTTCTCCCTGGATGGCGTGGTGCCGTCCATGGTGTAGCGGACGGATGCCCCGTCCGTTGCGGATTTCAGCGTCACGGACTGTCCCTCCGCATACTTTCCCCCGGATGGGTACGCCACCGGCTTCCCGCATTTCTCCTTTGTGCCGATCTGGATCTGGATCCAGGCATCTGCCTCCTCCTCGGTGTCAAAGTAGGGGGACTTGCGGTTCCATTCGTTCCCCTTCCCGCCCGTGGCCTGCCCGCTCAGGGAGGGGTTCTTGAACACGATGCTGTCCCCCTTTGTCTCGAAGGATTCCTCTCCCTCCGTGAACTTTACCTTCAGCAGGAAGCAGGCCCTGTAACGGCTGGTCCCGCCCCCGTCCATGCCCTTCGTGATGAACCCGTACCCCACGTACCTTGACGCGTCATCCGTCTTCCTGGTCTCCTCCCCGTTCCCCTGCACCGTATGGCCGAACATGGATGCTGCCGCCCTGGCCGGGAGGCTTGTCACCCCCAGGTTCACGGTTGCATCCTTGAACTCCCGCACATACACCACCTGGGCATTGTCCCCGTACATGGATCCCTCCACGTAGTTGGGCGTGATGGACGTGCTCACTGCCTCCCCGCACCGGAAGGCATTGGCATAGGTGCCTGTCTCCGCGTCCAGTTCTGCCACCCAGGGGCGTGACATCCCGAAATTATAAACCTTCTTCTCCTGCATCTGCATCTTCCTCCTCTTCTTCCCGTGCCTCCGTGATGTTCACGGAGAACGTGATCCTGCGGACCTTCCTTCCGGACAGGTGTTCCACCCATACCTGCACGGATTCCACCTGGAATCCTTCTGCCTCCAGGATCCTTTTCATCTTCCTCTTGTCCGCGTCATAGTCATCCGTCTTCGGGATGAACAGGCTCACCTGCACCCATGTGGTGACGGCCACTTCCCTGTCATCCCCCCACAGGCTTCCCCGTTCATCTTCATAGGTGTACACGATGTACCTTTCCCCGGTCCCTTCGTATTCGTCCTGCTCCACCGGGTACCCCAGGGCCTTCCCCAGGACCATGACCCTCTCACGTATCCCCATCCTGTCCCACCTTCCTGCTGTAGACTTCCTGGAGTTTCTCCAGGACCCCTGCCCGTGCGTTGTTGCTGGCATTGGCCAGGAAGGGCCGGGCAGGCTGCCGCCCGGCTATCCCGTATTCCTTCCAGATCAGCTTCAGGGCATTGGATACCCTGTATTTCTTCACCTTCCTGCCCTTCCTGTGCTCCCGGTACATCTTCGTCCTGCTGTACCCCTTCGGTGTCACGTTGATGATCCAGGCGTCCGTCCTGGTCCGTTTCGGCTTCCCGCTCCTTATGGATTCCACCAGTTCGGACTCCCCCGGATGGTCCAGCACCCTCCTGCAGGAATCCTTCATGGATCTTTCCAGCAGCGGCGCCGCCTCCCCCAGGGCCTCCTCCGCGATCTCCCCGAAGTCCGTCCCCAGCAGCCCTCCCATGAAGTCATCCGGGAAGCTGATGTCAAATTCTGCCATGCATCCTCCTTTCCGTCCTACGGCCCCACGCCCTCGATCTCCCCGCAGGTCAGTTCCAGGTCGCCGGATCCCGGTGCCTGGTAGGTCCTCAGTATCCTGTATGGCGTGCCGTCATAAAAGGCCTCCTTCGGCCTTATCTTCCTGCCGTCCCTGTACAGGGACGCCTCCTCGAATTCGTCCCTGTCCACCACCAGGATGATGCTTGCATTCATGCCGCTGCGTGCGGCCCCATAGAATTCATCCCGGACTACTGATTTTGCTCCGCAGAAGACCTCCCTCCTGTGGCGCTCCCCGGCCCTGCGGATCCCGCCCACAAGCTTTCCCGCATCCTCCGTGACCAGTTCCATGATCTCATTTTTTTCCATCCGTCCTGTACCCTGCGCTGAGGGACATGGAATCCCTCAGCCCCTCGTAATGCTGCCTGAATGCCTCGCCCCTGCCCAGGTAGTCGCACTGCCATTTGCAGTAAAGTTCACATGCCTTTCCCGCCAGTGCGTCCCCTTCCGGGGCGGCCACCCCGCGCATCCTCATGTCTGCCATGGCCGCCTCTATGTTCCCCCGGATGTCCCCGTCCAGCCTGTCATGCCGGATCCGCATGGATTCCTTTATCCGGGACACCAGCACGTCCGGCGCGGCCATTTAGCCCTTGCCCCCTGTGCCTGCCTGGCTGTCTTCTCCCGTCTGGCTGCCTGCCCCTGCTTCCGGGATCTCCTCCACCAGCAGCACGTGGGCCTCCTCCGTCACTATGTTGCCGTCCATGATGGCGTATCCCACGTAATCTGTCTCACGGTCCTTGATGTGTTCCTCCGTCATTACGCTTAGTTCCTTGTTGATGTTGGCATGGTATCCCTGTACTGCGTTGGACAGCAGGACCTCCCCGTCCTGCATGGCCCCGTCCTCCCTTACCTCCATCCCCAGGATGCGGTAGGCGCCGCCGTTTATGGGATCCGGGACGAACATGGGGTTCCCCTGGCCGTCCTTGATCCTGGCCAGCTTCGTCCAGATGGTGGCGCTGCTGGCGTAGATCTTCATCCCCCGTGCATACTGCGTCCTAACCTTTGCCCTGGCCCCGGTCATGTCCTCATACGTGGGTACCTTGCCCTTGCCGTATGCCATCACCCTGGGTGTGCCTTCCTGTGCCAGCAGGGCCGTCACCACGCCCGTTGGTTCCGGCTTCCTGGGATCCGCATTCCCCTTCCCGTGGGTCACGCCGTATCCTGCCGCGGCCCCCATCTTCTCTGCAATCTTCCTCTGGATGTAGGGGATGAAGTCCTCGATGGCCATCTCCCGCAGTTTCCAGGACACCTTGGCTGCCCTGGACAGTTCGCATCCCGACAGGGTGAATTTCCTGAAGGTCTCCTTCCCGTCTTCCGTGGGCGTGTCTTCCTCGTACCACCCGGCATCGGTGGAAGTGTCTGCCTGGATCATGGTCAGCGTGCCGTTTACGTAGGTCTTTGTGATGTCGTCAAGGTACGGGTACATTTCCCCTGCCATATCCCAGATCCCCTTTGTCACCGTCTCCGGTATGAGGATCCCCGTGTTCTGTGTGGTGTGTGTGTAGGATGTGGACGCCTCGTTGTGGAAGTCCCTGTTTACCAGGTCATATACCTGCCTCTCCTCCCGGGACATCTCCAGCTGCATCATTTCCTTCGCCCAAGCGGTCCTGTACAGGTCTGACTTCCTGGCCTTTTCCGGGGTGTCCGGTATCCCTTCCCCTGCCGTGTCCCCCATGGCAGCCCCTTCCCCTACCCTGATGGCAGCTACCGGATCCGTGTTCAGCGCCTGGAACTCTGCCTGTGCCTGGGCAATTGCGTCCCACTTCCCGTCAAGGTCCTTCACCTCCTGCATCTTTGCCTGGGCCCCTTCCGTGTCCCCCGCATCCAGGAGCCTCTGTGCCTCGTCCATCAGCGCCTTCCTCATTTTCTCATACTGCTTCCTGTTCATCTTGCTTCTCCTTTCAGTCTTAATAAGTCAAGCCTGGCACGCAGGGTGCCCGTTTCCGTGTCCCCTTCCGGATCCCCCTGCATTGCCCTGCTTACCTTCTCCATCTGTTCCCTTGTGGGGAGCCGGAACAGCGGCCCTGCCACCAGCTGCTCCTGGCCGCCGCCGTCCTCCTGGAACATGACCGCGTCCACCAGTTTCCTGTCCAGGGCCTGCTGCGCCGTTAGCCAGGTCTCCTGCTCCATCATTTCCAGGGCCTCCTGCTGTGTCATGCCGCTCTTGGACACATAGGAGGAGCACAGTGCCATGTCTGCCGTCCGCAGGGTCTCTGCCATGTGCTCCATGTCGCTGTGGTTCCCTGCCGTGCTTGTGGACACGCAGTGTACCATCATCAGCGCTGTGGGCGACATCTCGCAGTATGCCGCCATGGCCGCCACGCTGGCCGCGCTGCATGCCTCCCCGGTGATGTAGATCCTCACGTTTTCCTTCCTGCCCCGCAGAAGTGTATAGATCTCCGACCCCACGTCTATCACCCCTCCTGGCGAGTTGATGTATACCTCTATCTCATCCCCGTCCCGGAAACTGTCCAGGACCTTCTGCACGTCCTTCGGGCAGGTGCAGTCCTCCCCGAAGTAGTCGTAGAACCATTTGTAGTCATTTGGGACCATCACTCCCCGGATGTCTATCCTGTGTTTCATCCTTCTCCTCCCCCGCGCCTTCCAGCAGCCGCGCCATGTCCTTCCTTCTTCCTGCCTCCATGTCTGCAAGCCTCCCCACCACCCCTGCCAGGACAGCCAGGTTTTCCGTTGGCGTCCTGTCTGCCATGTCCAGTAGCCTCCAGGCCATGTCCACCACCTGGGTGTCTAGCCGCCTTATGGGTTCGTCCCCTCCCGGCAGCGGTGCCATGTTCAGTACGGCCCTCCACTCGTTCGGGGTCATGGCGCCCCTGTCCACCATGGCCAGCATGGCCAGCTTGGATTCCAGGCTGGCGCACTGGAGGTTACTTGCCTCGAACACGATCCTGTTCCCGCATCCCCTTTCCCGCCTGGAGAACAACCGGACGGAGAATGCCTCCCCCATCTGGATGGCCAGCGGCTCCACCTCTGCCTCGTAGTATGCTGTCCACTCGTTCTCCGTCCACCGTGACTGTATGATCTTTTCATTCGTGTTGAAGAACGAATATATCCTCCCTATGGTCTTCTCTGTCTGGAGGGCATTTGGCACGTAGTCCTTCGGTTCGATCCTGGTTGCCGTTGCCTTGGCATCCACGCCTGCTGCCCCGAACGTGTCACTTTCTATGCTGAGGAAGTTCTTCACGAAATTCTCCACGTACCTCTTGATGTCCTCCTCCCGCATGGCCTGGGTGAATGTCAGCAGCCACCGCACAAGCCCGCTGTTCTTTATGGCCTTTATGATCCCCTGGTCTATTGTCCCGATCACCTCCATCATGGGCGCCAGCGCCCCGGCAGGGTTTTCCCCGAACAGGTCATTCTCGTTGAAGTCCTGCCGCAGGTGGATTATCTGGGAGTATGGGAATGTTCCCGTCTTCCCGTTCCTGTACTGGAACTTCAGGAACAGTTCGTCCCCTGCGTATTTTGCCTCGCACATGGTACAGGGTATTGGGTACAGCTGCATGGGCTTCCCGTTGTCATCCCGGACCACCAGGATGAAGGCATTGTTGTTCAGGCATAACTGTGTTGCCACCTTTTCCTGGAACTGCTGCCCTGTCATGTAAGGGTTCGGCTCCGACAGCAGGAACCGTATGTTTGCTTCCGGGTTCACCTTCATGCCTCCCGGATCCTCCCGGATGTGCTTCCCCACCAGCTTCCCCACGGCCTTCACCTTTGGCCGGATGCAGGAACGCACGATATCGCTGTCATACAGCTTCCCGTTCCAGGAGAAGAAATGTTCCCCGTATGTGGTCACCATCTGCATGATGTTCCCGTCCGTCTTTTCCTTCCTTTTTGCCTTTTTCCCGAATAATGCCATCTCTCCTCCTCAGATGATGCTCTTGTATGCCTCCAGGTTGTCCTCCAGTTCCACGTATGCATCCAGCAGGCTTGCCATCCCGTCTATCCTCTTTGTGCCCTGGTTTCCTTTTGCAGGCTGGATGTTGTCGTTCCTGTCCACGTCCACCACCGTGTTGTACAGGCACCACTTCAGCACCGGGTTGTTGTCGTACACGATGCGATTCTTCTCCAGGTCCGCCCCCAGGGACTTCATGGGGCCGGAGAGGGTTTTCTTGCCCTGGATGATCCTGTCTATCACCTTCCCGAAGTTACTTTCCATGTCCTCCACAAAGTAATTGGCGCTCCACCCGTCAACCCCGCATTTGAACAGGTATATGTCCTCCTGGTTCTGCTGCTCCAGGAACCATTCCGTGACCGCCCTGTAGCTGATCTTGTTGCCCGGCGTGGTCCGCAGCAGCCCCATGTCCCTCCACTGGTCATATGGCACCTTGTCTTCCAGGACACGCTTCTCCAGCAGGTCCTCTGGGATCCAGTACATCTGCCTCACGTAGATGTGGTCATCCCCCGGCACCATGAAAAGCAGAGTGGCACAGGTAAGGTCAATGCTGCTGGAAAGGTCTGCCCCGCCGATCCCGTACCTTGGACGCAGGGCCTTAAGGTCATAGCGCTGCCGGTTCTCAATCTGTTCCCAGGTAAGCCATGCCTCCGTGGAGGTCTCCCGGATGTTGAACTCCTTGCAGACCAGGTTCTTCACCTGGGACGGGTCCTTCATGGCCTTCTGCACCTTTTCCCGGAGCAGTTCCAGGTTCTTGATGGTGCCAAGCCCCGGGTTTGCCTTTGGCCAGCATGCCTCATCCGTCCACTCCTTCCGATTATCTAGTTCATAGATGAACGGGAAGAAATGCGGATCCTTGTACCCGCCGTCATCATACAGGCCGTTTATGACCTTTTCCGCTTCCTCGTATTTTTTGTCATAGAGGTCCTCCCGGATTGTCCCTGCCGTGGAGGTTATGTATATCAGCGGCTGTGTCCTGGCTGCCACCCCGTCCGCAATGATGTCATACAGGGCCTTCCCGCCCTTCCACTGGTGGATCTCGTCCATCAGCCCGCAGTGTACGTTCAGCCCGTCCAGGGTGTCCTGGTCTGATGCCAGTGGTTTATATGTCCCATCGTTGAAGTCCTCGCTGGAAAGCTCTGCCACCAGCGGCTTGATCCTCCGGAGCAGGGACGGTGATTTCTTCACCATCTTCCTGGATTCCCCCCATATGATCTTTGCCTGGTCCTTCTTGGTGGCAACCGCGTATACCTCCGGCCCTGCTTCCCCGTCCCCCAGCAGCATGTACAGCCCCACGATGGAGGCCAGCAGGGACTTGCCGTTCTTCTTCCCCACGATCAGGACAGATTCCCTGCACAGGCGCCGCCCCCGGCTGTCCACGAACCCGAAGACCGCCGCCAGGTGTGCCTTCTCCCACAGTTCCAGCCTCACCGGCCCTGTCCCGGCCCCGGTACCCTTGGATACCCGGCAGTAGTTCTCTGCAAACTCGATCACATGGTTGGCGCGGTTCACGGAATACCGGTACTCCCCCGGACTGCACGCCATGCGGGCCAGGTATCCGTACCACCTCCTGGTCTTGTCGCATACGGTTTCCTCGCCGGCCTCTATCCTCCTCCAGTATTCCAGTACCGGGTTATAGTCTGACGGGTATTCCACCCGCTGGGTTCCCTTCCCCTTCTTCATCCCGTCACTTCCCTTCCTTCCCTCCCAGGAATTCCTCGAATCCGTCCCCCTGTTCCTTTGGTTTCTCCTGCCTGGGCAGGCAGTCCGTCAGGATCCTCATGGCCTGGGTCAGTTTCTGGGACATCTGGAGGTACGTCTGTGCCTCCGGGCTCTGTTTTGTCCCATACTGGTTCTCCCCGTTCTTGTAACTGCATGTGGTTCCCCTGCGGATGATATTTTCCCGCAGGTCTTTCATTGTCACTGTCATGAACGCAATGTCCCTGACCGTTGCCTGTACCAGCTTTTTCTTGTTCTCGTCTATCTCCCGGAAAAGCCGGTTAAGTCTTCTTACTTCCTTCTCGATTTCCTTCTTTTTTTCCAGGAATGACGTGGCGCTGTCC